TCCTCCGGTGCGGCTCCTTCGGGCGGGGTGGATTCCTCCGGCCCCTCCATCAGGAGTGCTTCCATCATGGCCTTCGCCATGACCAGATTGTTCATACCCACCTCGATCAGCGTGAGGACCTGCGCCATCCGGGCCTGATGCCCCGACCCGTAATCGTTCTTGATGGCGGTCACACTTGCGAGTTCGTTCGCGGGAAAAGTCACCAGAGAGACCTCCAGGAGCTTGAGTTCCTTGAGCTGGCGGACCTTGCCCTGCCAGCCGTCCTGCACGACCTGGTAACCGATGCTTAGGCCCTTGATCGCGCCCTGCTTGAGCAGCGCGTAAGCTTCACGACCGCGGGCGGTCTCGAGGTTGATCTCGCCGCGCACGACGCGCAGGCCCTTCGAATCCTCGACCAGCTCGAGCACGCCGACGGGTTCAGTGGTGTCGTGCTGCCAGAGCAGGGGGACGACGTTGCCGCGCTCGCTCAGCGACTTGCGGAACGCTCCGGGCATCACCACGTCTCCGTGCTGGTCCACGTTGTTGAAGATGCTCGCGTAGCCGGTGAACACTCCAGCCTCGTCGGCCAGGTCGCCATCCGAGATGCGGACGGACTTGCGGTCGATGGTCTTCATGGCCTTGCCGGCCTCCTCTCGGTCGATCATTGCAGCCACCTTGTTACTCCATACCCGCCCGGGCTCTCCGCCCCAGAGCAGGTACGCGACGTATCCAGGGGTCGGCGGGCTGTCCCACCCGGGCCGCTTATCGACCGCGTGGCGAGCGTGCCAGGCGCGCATCTTGATGATCTTGTCACGGCTCGCTGGTTCCCCCGAGGCCATCCGGCGAGCCCACGCCACCGTCTCGGGCTGGAGACCGTCTCCGCTTGCCCCGGCCTCGTGCAGCTCCAGGCCCCGGCGCAGCGCCTCCCTCACCCCCTGCGGAGGCGTCAGATACTTTTCGATCGGCATCGGGCGCCTCCTCTAGTGATCCGCGCTGTACGGGTGCATCTCCTTGACCCGGTGGAAGGTCCACGTCCAATCGCTTCTTGCGACGAGATAGCCCTCGGTCTCGAGGACGTACGTGCTGCCGGGGTTCTCTCGACACTCATCCTCCGCTCCCGCACGGGCCGCGGGTTGACTCTCGTGCCAGACCTCCCGGTCCCACTTGTCGATCGACGGCCGGTAATCGTACCGCTTGCCGCGCTCGTCCTGCATGAGGTCATCGAGAGTCGGCCTCACTATCGGCGGGATCGGGCCACCGGAAGATGGTGACGGGTGCCACCCCCGCGTGGACCGCGTCACAGAAGACTTCCGCTTCGCCACCGCCGTCTCCATCCCAGAACATGCTCCTCCGGGTCTTGACCCCGGGGAATCGTGCGCGCAGGTCCTCCTCGAGGATCGCGCAGGCAGCCACCGCGTGACGCTCGCCCTGGACGTGCGACACGATCGGGTGGATGATCGCCCGGCGGATCGCCTCGCTCTGGTCCGGGCTCGCGGGGTGCACGGGCTCACTCATGCTCGTGGACCCACGTGTGAACCTCGAGCACGTCGTCGCCCTTGAGGATTACGCTCGCGCGGTCCTGATGCAGCACCGAGGCCAGCGGACCGTACCGCTCCGACTTCAGCTGCGCCGCGTTCATAGCTGTCCTGCGGTTGCCGTGCTGAACGATCTCGACCATTACGATCCTCCGATCGGGACTTCGACGTAGACTTCCATGCAGCGGCAGTTGCAGACGTTCGCGGCCCCGCCTGCCGGGTCGTGCGGGTGCATCATCTGCGTCCCGGCCACGTCGTATGGGTCGGCGAGCGGGACGATCGTCCCGTTCAGCGCCGCATGGTCGGGACGGCTGCGGCTGTCCACCAGCGCGACCCACCGCTTCCGCAGCTCGATGCCGAGGGGCTGCACGTCCTGGTTGAGGCTCACGGCCTCGAGGTTCGCGCCCTTCGACGAGGCCACCCCGACCTCGGTGCGGGCGATTAGCATCGGGCGGTACTGATAGTTCGTCGCGTAATCGCCCGGGAGCGCCCCGACGTCCGTGACCTCGTAGAGCCCGCGGATCTGCCGCGCGATGGTCTTGTAGTCCAGCGCCAGGTCGAGCCCGTCCTGGATGATGCCGCGGATCTCGTCACGAGTGGACGTGCTCACGAGAGCCACCTGCGAGGCCACGGCGGACTTGACCCAGGAATCCCACAGCGATCGGACGTTCTGAAACACGCCCTTCGTCTCGCGGATTCCGAGAGCCTTCTTGCGATGCGCCATGGCCTTGCCCACGAGGCTCGCGCTGTCACGCCCGACACGATCGTACAGGCTCGTCAGGACGGGCGTGAGAGCGTCCTGCGAGCCGAAGCTAGGGTTTGCGTTGCCGCCCTCCACCTGATCGGCGATCTCGCCAAGACCGGCGCGGAGAGCCTTTCGGACGCGAGGCTCGTAGATCCCGACCCAGTATTCCCGGCGACGGTCCATGGCCTCGTTCAGCTGCTCGAGCGGGTCGGGTGCTGCCTTTACCTCGGGAGCCGGAGCGGATGCCTGGCCGGTCGTCGGGGCTTGCGGTGGCATCTCGGCCTGCACCGCGGCGGCCTGAGCCTCCGCCTGCGCCTGCGCCGAGAGATCTTGAAGAGGAGCCTTCGCCTTCCACGCGAGGATGACATCGCCTTCCTCGCGCTCCTCGTAGCCGGCCATTACGCGCTGCTCGTTGACCGTCAGCCAATCGGCCTTCTGGATCTGATTGAACAGGGCCTCGCGGTCCTCCTGGAGCGCCTCGATGCTGTCCCGGTCGTAGGACAGCGTGAGCCCCTGACCGAACTGCGGGGCGAGCCAGTTGTTCAGGTCGTCGGCGATGCGGTCGAGGAGCGGGAGGATGGTCTCGGTGTAGAGTGCCTTCCTGGCCTCGCGGCGGTTCTGGTAGGTGGCAGACATCAGACCGACCAGCTCGCCCGGCACCCCAAACGCCGCGCAGATCCGTTGAGCGGACCACAGCATAGACTTGTCCATGCTCATGTCCTGCGGCGAGAAGCTCAGCGGTTGCGCCTCGAGGCCACCGTCGAGGATCATCGGGCGCCCGACATTGTCCGTGCCCTGGTAGAGCTGCTGGATCTGTTGCTTGAGCCTGTCGTACTGCCTGTCGTCGAGGGCGTCTTGCGAGCGGAGGACCATCCCGGGCATGGCCTGGTTCTGGAGGAGCCGGACTTCGTAGCGGGCCAGCTCATTGTCCTGGTCGATCGCACGGGCCGCGGCCTCGAGCGGGCTCATCCCGTACCAGTCATCCAGCGGCGAGAAGAGCCGGATGTGAAGGCAGTGCTCAGTGTCGAGGTCGATGCGAGCCGTCGAGACCTCGTAGCGATAGCCGCGCACCCGGTTCTGGGCGTCGGGAAGCACGCGCATCCGGTCGGGCCGCAGGATGTAAAGCTCTCGCGGGGCGCCACGGTCGGGACCGACAGCCTCGACGTAGCTGTTCCCGGAGATGAGCAGGAACGAGACGAGCTGCTCCGCCCATGCCCCGTATCCCTGCTCGGGGTTCGGGCGGCGAAGAAGGTCGAGAAGCGGGTGGCTGTCCAGTTCACGGGCGGCCTCGCCGCGGCCCTGGTAGAGCCTCCAGGGAATGCCGGCGATGCCTCGGGCGATCTCGGTCACACAGGCGTAGACCCACGGGTTCGTCGCGTAGCCTTCACGGCTCAGCGCCTGGTAATCCCGGGGCGTCCATACCGCGTCCGGCAGGTTGCGTACGAGCGCCTGCGTGGTCGCGCTGGCCTTCACCTCGACGCCCAGCGCCCGGCGCATCCAGTCACGGAATCCCATCATCGCTCCCTTCGCAGACATGTCATAACCTGCGTATACCCGGATCGGCTGCCCGCTCGAGCATCAGCTCCGTGATGCCCCACACCAGCGCGTCCATCCTGTCCGGGCTCTCGTGCCCCGGGGTCCACCCGCACAGCTGGTCCTCGAGACCGGACCACGCGCCCACGTGATGGACCTTGCCCTGCTCGTAGAGGGCCGCCACGGGTTCGGCACGGGCCACCTTACCGCGGGATGCCCGCACCTCACGGATCGGGAGCCTTCCCTGTAACGTACCCAGCAGATGCCGGACGAGGTCGCCTCCCTGGTTCACCTCGACCACGATCGCGTTCGCCTTGTGGCGATTGTAACAGGCCACCACCTCGCGACCCCACGCGTCCGGGCTGCCTCGCATCGAGCGGTCGTCCAGGACGTACCCGTGGCCGTCAGCACCGAGACCCACCACGACGATCCCGGTCTCGTCGGCTTCCTCGCCAGCTGTCACCGCGGGGTCGACAGCGACGACGACCCGCACGATCTCGGGCAGGACGTGCCTGCGGTTCGCGTCAATCTCGCCACGCTGCCACAGGGCCGCCGGGTTATCGTCCAGGTCTTCGCCGAGCAGCTCCTGGCGCCCGATGCGCGTGCCCTCGTACCGGGTCACGATGGCCTCGAGGAACTCCCGGGCGAGGTTCGCGCGGTTCTGGAAGGTGGTCCCGCGGGTCACGACGGTCCCGGGGTCGGCTGCGATGCGGCGCATGAGGTCCGTCGGCCTGGGCGTGGTCGTGACGACAGCACGAGGGTCGCTGCCGAGACGCAGGCCCATCCGCAGCTGGTCCCACGCCTCCGGGTACCGCCAGGCTCCGACCTCGTCGCACCACGCGGCGTGGTGCTGCGGGCCTCGCAAGCGCTCGGGCTCGTCGGCGGAATAGCAGTATGCCAGCGCACCGGACGGGAACACGAGCCGGCGGCGGGACGGCTGGTACTCGGGGCGGTCGTGCGGGCCGCAGATGCTCATGATCCCGCTGTCGCCCTCGACCATGACATCCCGCACGTCCGCGGCGGTCGGGCCCACGAGGGCGATGCGGCCGACGTTCCGGGCCTGATGCCGCACCCACTCAGCCCCGACGCGCGTCTTGCCCCAGCCGCGGCCGGCCTTCACGAGCCAGGTGCGCCAGGTGCCCGCGGGGGCGAGCTGCTCCGGACGGGCCCAGAACGGCCACGCGTAGCGAAGCGCAGCCAGCTCGGCGGGCGTGAGGCTCGCGAGGATGCGCTCCCCGTCGGGGCTGCCGGCCAGGTCGTGCAGGTTCACGGGATAACCGCGCTCACGCTGGACCGTCCTGGCTGCCCGTCAGCGCCCGTAGCTTGGACATCACGGCTTCCGCGTCGACCTTCACCTGCTCCTCGCCTTCACGGGCCTCCTGGAGGCCTTCCCGGCCATCCCTGCGCCCGTAGTCGTTCGGGTATCGGCGTTCGAGCTTCCACGCGGCAGCGGTCCAGTTGCCCTCGCTCGCCGCCTTCTCGATCCGGGCCAGCCACCCGACCGTCGCCTTGCCCTCAGCTTCTTTTATAGCGTCATGAAACGCCGGAGATTCGCGCATCCAGCGCCTGAACGTCTCGTAGCTAATGCCCGCGAAGTTGCAGGCGTGGGCGTAGGTGGCGCCCAGCTCGATGGCGTGGCAGAGTCGCTCCTGGCGCTCGGGAGTGCACTTGCTCGTGCGGCCCATGGTTCCTCCATGTAGAGACGCCAGGATCGCCCCTGTCCCGTCACCCCGGGGGCGCCTGGCGGGCCTAAGGTAGCATCCTCGCGGCCCAGAGCTGCACCACCGAGACGAACGGTGCGGGAGGTCAGAACACGACCAGCCGGCGAACCTGCATGCAGCGTATGTGAGCATTGTACCCAAGAATAAACCCCCGGTTTCCCGGGGGCCGTTCGTTAGATGAGGGTGACAAGCGCCTCGCGCGGGCCAGTAGGTTCAAACTTGACATACTTGGCTTTCGCCATGTTCATCACCATCCGGTACGCGTAGATCGGGGTCCACTCCATGAAGTTCGCGATCTCGGCGATCGTTGCCGTGGTTCCGGTGCCGTCCTCTTCGTCCTTGATGAATCCGAACTGAGCGAGGAGCCCGTAAGAATCCATGGTCATGTAGCCCTCTTCGAAAGTGTCGATGAACATCTCGGTGTCTCCTTCGTGTGAGTGGTGCGCTCTCGATGTATTAATACTACTCGGGGACGTATCAAGGTGTCAATACTTTTCCACGAAAAAGTTTAGCCCCGGGAATCTCTCCCCGGGGCTCGTGGTGGTTGCGGGTCAGGCTGGCCAGAGGCCCCAGACATCGACCATCTTGAGGCTCTCGTAAGCGCGAGCCTTGCGGACCTCCTCGTCGAGGTCGATCTCGACCGGCTCCCATCCCTCCACCCCGAGGCCATCGTCATATGTCACCTGCTCCTGCTTCGCGGCCCAGCTCTGATAGGCCTTGTTCCGCTTGCACTTGCCGCACTCGACCTTGCTCATGTCCCGGGTGCTGATCGCGTGGTTGCCGCGGTTTCCGCAGGCGGTCGCATACATCGGGTTCTTACCGCTCAGGTGCATCAGCTGCTTACCGTGGTTCATCTCGGATCTCCTTCGGGTGTGGGTGCGCCCCCGGTTTCCCGGGGGCTGGTGGCTGGATTATCGGATCAGCCGCTCCCAGGGGGTCACGATTTCGATCTCTCGCATCGTCACCATCCGCTCCTGGGGGATTCCGTTCGACCGGGGGACCGAGACCTTAACATAACCGTCAGCGTAGATGAACTCGATGAATGCTGCCTCGGCGTCTCCCTTGCGGTCCCAGACATAAACGTGCTCGCCGATCGTGTAGGTGGTCATCTCGGTGTCTCCTTCGGGTGGGTGGTGCGCTCTCGATGAATTAATACTACGACGCCCCGTATCAAGGTGTCAACACTTTTCTGCGCAAAAAATCACCCGGGCCGAGACCCGGGTGATCGAAGGAGATCGAGAGCGGCGCGTGCGCCAGGGCGGTTTGTCTTCGGGGGGCCCCGTCCCTTTCAGCCTCGCGGCCTAGCTGTTCACCCCGGGATGATCATACCACGGCGCAGCCACGCGAGGAGCCCGGCGGTGTCGTCCGCGTTGTCGAGCTGCTGCTCCAGCTCGTCGTCCTGGCGGTCGGCGTCATCGGCCCCGGGGTCGCCGCTCGGTCGGTTCACCGGACCCGGTTCCCGAAGGTATCCCACCGGCTCGGGGCTGCGCTGTACCTGTCGAGGAGCGCGTCGAACTCGCCGGGGTCGAGCATGATAGGGTCGTGTCGCCAGTCGCAGTATCGCCCGTCCCGGAGGGCCGCCCGGGGGCTGCCGCAGATCAGACAGCCACCGGTCGCCTGGTGAGCTTTCGCGAGGATCGACTTCCACCGGGCGTCATCGCGCCACGTCCTCGTGTGATCCGGGTCACGCTGCTGGAGGTCAGCGTCTGGCGTGCAGGTGTCACACACGGTCCTCTGCCGCCCCTTCGACTGCCCGACCAGCTGGCCGAGGAGCCCGCAGTAACGACAGCCGACGGCGGTGACCTTCGGTCTCTCGGCGGTGATCTTCCGGTTGCGCTTGAGGTTCTCGACGTACGGGATCTCCATTCGCGACTGGCCGCGCCGGTAGCTCATGAGCCCCTTGAGTTCCTTACCGCGCCCGACCTCTACCATCCGGTTCGCGACCCAGCGCACCCACGCGTCCGACCGGTTGAGCTTCCGTGCCAGCTCCGTGACGTGAATCGGTCCGTGCTTCAGCACGTCGACGATTGCCGCCACGTCGTTCTCGTTGATGTCCCGAACTTGCCATGCCATATCGATCTCCTTGCTAGCGCGATGCCCGGCCCCTCGAACCTCTCGAGGGCTACCGGGCATGCGGGTGGTGGACACCCTGATTCTACCCGATCCCGTCGCGTTTCTCACGCTGCTCGATGAGCGTGGCAGTCGCTTCCGCCAGGAGCCGGAGCGCCCGGTGCAGCACCTGGTCGTCCTCGTCCTGTCGCGCCCGCATCCTCTCGCGCTCATGTTCACCGCTCACGGCTTGCCTCCTCGCTGAACCCGTCCGGGTATCGCGCCCGGAGCTTCGCCACGTTCATCCCTGCCACCACGCCCATCTCGGAACCGAGCAGGCTCGTCAGCTCCGCGATGTACCATAGCACGTCCCCTAGCTCCTCGAGCATGGCCAGCGTGTCCAGGTCGTGGCCGTGGCCGATGTGTTTCTTGACCGCCTCCGAGACCTCGGCAGCCTCGCCCACGAGCCCGAGGGCCGCGACGGCCAGGCGGTCACGATAGAGCATCTCCGTCCGGGCCGTCCGCTGCGATTGCTCTTGGTAGGCGCTGAAACCCGCGTCAATCGTCGACCACACGTCCGTCGCAGCACCGTCTCGCAGCTTTCTGCCTGCCTCAGCGTCTTCGAGAAGTTGGCTAATGTCCATTTTTAAGTCATTAAAATCTATGCACGATGATCGCTGATAACCAAGCGTGACATAATATGATCCGCATCCGTCAGACTCATATCCGAATGATTTTCCGCCATCTTTGACCCACTGACTCAGCCACTTGTATGCTTGATTATCCATTGTCACCCTCCCGCATTTTGCGTCCGGATTCGGCGTCAGCCAGGAGTTGACACATGCCTTCGTAAAACCCTAAATACTGTCCATATAGACTTTCGTTATAAGATTTAAATCGAAAACAAGTTAACGGGTAAATATAATCTTTATGTACATCATCTCCATCAACCCACCTGCAACCTTCACTGACCCACTCGCTTAGCCACTTGTAAGCTTCGTTCTCCATCACACGCCCCCCTCAGTCCAGTCGCTCGCCTCGTCGATGAGCCGTTCAAGCTCCGCCATCCGGACCTTCCGGATCGCGTAGATCTCCTGGCGGTCACGAGCTGCCCAATCAGCCACGATATCCTCGATCAGCTCCCACATCGCGAGCTGCGCCTGCTCCTGCCTGGTCATTCCTGCTCCTTCACATCGTCGATCACGCCGCATAGCTCCTCGAGGACCACGAGGTCCGTGAATCTCACTGCCATCGTCGATGGTCGGTTCAGCGAGCCCCACTCGACAAGCAGTGTCTCGATCACGTCACGCAAGGCGACCATGGCGCGCTCCTGTCTCGTCATCAGATTGACCTCCCGCCACGGTACCGCGCCAGGGCCTTCTGCCGGTTGCTCTGGATGCCCAGCTCCCGGAGCTTCCGGCGCAGGCTCTCGACGTTGACGCCGATCGCGAACGAGATGGCCTCGACCGCGTGCCCTGCCTCGATCATCCGCCGGATCTGCGGGATCTTGGGCTCCCAGTCAATTCGACCGAACCCGCGGCGTCCCGGGTCCTTCGCGAGCCTGCCCTGCGCCCGGAGCGTCGCCCGCATCCGCACGACCCAGTTATCCGACCGATTGATCGCGGCGGCGATCTCGGCGATGGTCGCGCCGGACTTCGTCATCTCCAGCACGGTTTGCACGGCGTCCTCGTGCCCGGGCTGGCAGCGACGGCCCGAGCCCTTGCCATTGAGCGCACCCACCGTGACCAGCTCCCGGATGACGGCGTAGCAGGTCGACAGGTTCCGCCCGAGAGCCACACTGATCTCAGCGACGGTGGCGCCGCCGTTGTAGAGCTTCACGACGGCCGACACGAACTTCGGGTCGCGCACGCGCCTGCGCGGGGCGATCTCTCCGGCCTGCTCCATTCGGGTGATCATCTGCGAGATGGCCGGTTGAGTCGTCCCGAGTTCACCGGCGATCTGCTCCTGCGTCCGTCCCTGCTCGAGATACTCCCGGATCTGATCCCGGATCTGTTGCTTCGTCTTCACAGCTTGCCCTCCGCTCGCAAGGTCCGCACGATGAGGCTCACGGTAGGCTGAGAACACCCGAGCTTCTCGGCGATCTCGACCTGCTTCGCCCCGGCGCGGGTCATCCGCAACACGAGCGCGATGAACTCCTCGGGTCGGGCGTTCGGGCGGATCTTCACGCCGAGCTTCCGCAGCTCCAGGGCGACGGCGTAAGGGTGCAGGGTGCCGCCTCGGGTACCCGTGTAGCCCATCTCGATCAGGCTATCGGCGATCTCTCGGAGGCTCGCGCCGGCCCGGTAGGCGTCAGCGGCTGCGTGCATGGCCTTCTCGTCGGGGGGGTTCTTCGTCGTCATGTCAGATCTCCACGTCTACGCCGCGTCGTTCCGCGGCCTGTCTTGCTTTGCGTTCCCGGTCGTTGCGTCGCTTCGCCTCGCGTCGGCACGGCTCGCCGCAGTACCGGGATTTGACCTTCGTCGCGTGCCCTCCGGGGCGCCAGGACGGTATCCACGATGCCGGGTAGAGCTTACCGCATTCCTCGCAGGTCTCGGTGGCGTGCGGGCTCTCGACCGCGCTATAGTTTCCGACCGGTCTAATCGGTCCGATCATCTCTCACCTCCGGGATGTCGAGCCGGCGGGACCACCACCGGATCTGCTGCGCGAGGCCCTTGAGCCTGTCCCACGGGATCCGGATGTCGATCCTCAGCCCCGGGCCTTCCTCGAACTCGACGAGGGTCACGACCGTCTCGAGCGGGGGCTGGATCTGTCGGAACATCAGCAGACCTCCAGCAGCTCGAGCTGCACGCCGACCTGGTCGTCGTTCAGCGGGTGGACATCTGCCCGGATGAGGGCGCTGCGATCATCGGCGAAGTCCGCCTCCAGCTCGATGTAGTCTCCGATGTCGAGGTCGTCGAGCCCGCACCGCGGGAGCACGAACCACGAGTTAGACAGCTCCCACCGGTCACCCGGGCCGGCCTCCGGCGAGACCTTAACGCGGTCGATCGTCAGCTCCGCCTCCAGGGCGTCGAGCAGCCTCTCCGTGAACTCCCGCACGAACGGACTCCACCGCTTGACCTCCATGCTAACCGTCATGCCTCGACCTCCTCGAAGTCCGAAAACGCGATCCGGACCATTTCTTCGTCAATCTTTTCGACCTGCCCGAGCGCGTCCTGGATCACTCGGCGGATCCTGGCGTGGCTCCAGCCAGCCCGGACCATCGCGACCGTAACGGCGCTCGTGAACTCCTCGCGGATGCGCGTCACGATGTCCTTGAGCATCGCGACCTCATTCTCCGTCATCGGCATGTCAGACCTCCAGCGCCGAGCGCAGGGCCTGGGGCCACCGGGAGATGACCATCTCGCGCAGCTCCTCGACGGTCCCATCGTGGGCGGCGACCAGCTCCGCGACCTCTTGAGCGGTCGTTCGGCTCAGATACCGGCTCTTGCCCATCAGCAGCTCGCCGTCACGGATCACCGGAACCGCCGTCACCCATCCGCGGCTGTAGCAGCCGTCCAGCTCCTCCCAGGCCGTCCCGATCGTGTTCCGATGACGCCCGGTGCGGAAGTTGAAAGTCTCGATGTAGCCGTTCATTTGCGATCTCCTTCGGCCTCCTGGGCCATCACCGCGGCAAGTTCTCGCATCGCGCGGTTCCATAGTGCCACCGTCTCGGGGTGCCCGAACAACCGGCCCTCCACGAGGGCGTCGATGCCATCGAGCATCGCCTCCACGCGGTCAGAAGAGACGGATGTCGTCCGCCGGGTCGGGCTGCTCGAACAGCCGCTGCTGTCGCGGATCGTGCTGCGTGACATCCTTCGGCCTCCTCCACCACGAGCCGACCTCGAGGGTCAGCGTCTCGGGCACCCACGTTGTTTCGTCCTCAGGAGACCAATCCGCGTCAGCCGTGGCCGTTGCCTCGACGAGCTGCCAGAGCGGGCCGTTCGTCAGGCGTGTCAGCTCGGCGCCTTCGACGGTCACGGTCTGGACGCTGAACTGGAACATGCTCTCCGTCAGCTCGCGGATGGCCTCGACGCTGTCCGTGATGTGGTCCCATTCGATCTCCTCGTTCCGCCGGAGCATCCCGCGGATCTCCTTGTCGAGATCCACGGTGATGCGCGTCGCGGGGGCGGACCGCTTCAAGATCTTCAGCAGCACCGCGTGCCACTCGATGGCCAGCGGGCTCAGATTCCCGACCTCGGGACTCACAGGATGCCCCGGAATCCGCGGTCCTGCGCCTCGAGGTCCAGGACGAGGTCACGGTCGATCTGCTCGTCGATCGCGGTGAAGATCCCGCAGATGCCGACCAGCGACTGACGGGAATCCCAGTAGCCCTCCGCCTTGAGGTAGCTCCTCAGGATGCTCACGGCCAGGTCGGCCGAACTCTCGCAGGTGACGTGCAGCTTCACATGCTGGTCGTCCTGGACGGACCACACGAGACTCGAGGCCACGCGGCCATCGGCGTCACGCACAGTGACCTCGACCTCGGGGCGAACCGGGCGGTCCGGTCTCCCGTGCGGGTGCCAGAGGATTTCAACGTGGTTCGGCATCTCGACCTCCTAAAAAACAGTGTCGCGCTCGAAGATGACGCGCTTCGGGGTGTTGTCGTGGGCTTCCTGGACGCTGCCGCAGCCGATCACGGCCACGGCGAAGATGAGGGCCGCAGCGAGAGCCGCGGCCAGGACCTCGCGGATGGTGATCATCAGCACGCCACCCCGAACAGCATGCGTGCCTCGACGCAGCTCACGAGCAGCTCGTGGCGATCACGCGGCGAAAGCTCATCGATGATCACGACGTCGCTCCGGTCCACACCGAGGGCTCGTGCGGCCATGTCGCGGTCCATAGCAGGGACCACCGGGGTACCGTTTGCGGTGATGTAAGGGAAGGTAATGTTCGTCATCTCGATCTCCTCGTTGCCCCGGGCGGGGCGGTCGTCCGTTCCTGCCGAGTGTCCCTCGCGCTCCGTGGCGCCCTCGCGTTCCCTCGACACATTGATATTAACGCGTCATCCTTCGACGCGTCAACGGGTTTGGCGAAGATTCTTGGAGATTTTTTTCGGCGGTTTATCGGCGGGTCGCCGGCGGTTTATCGGCGGTCACCAGTCGATCGCGGCGCCCTGCATCTCCAGCTCCGTCAGCTCGCCGATGATCGTCCGCAGACGCGCGAGAGCCGCCTCCCACTGCGGGTGATCGTCGTCGTGGTCCTCGAGCCACGCCTCCGCCTTCGCGAGTCGGGTCAGCGCGTCGAGCACGCGAGGATCAGGGGGTGTTGTCTTCGGGGTCGAGTTCGTCGACAAAGGTTTCTCTTTCATCGCGACCTGCTGCGGCGTCTCGTCCGGTGGGAGCACCTCCGCCAGCGCCTCCGGACTGAACAGACTGCTTCTTCCGGGCCTCAATGATGGCCTTCTCGATTTTTCCGACATCCTTTATCTCCTCCTGTATGGTCGTCTCGAGGACGAGTTTACTGTCCGGGTTCACGATGACGGCGACCTTCCCCAGGGTGCCGTGCTCTCGATGCTTGAGCACCTCGATCGTGCTGTGAGCCTCGTGGCGGGTGACAACGATGACGTTGTGGGCGAGGTCCGTGATCTCGCTCGTGCCCTTGATCGCGGCCTTATCGACGCCCTGGTGGTCGGATGCGCCCTTCCTCGGGTGCGCGACCAGGTGGACGTGCGCGTCGTAGGTCCTCGCGAACGCAGCCAGGCGGTCCACGGTGGTCTTCTGCGCGGTGTAGTCGTCCACCCCGATCCGCAGCCTCATCATGCTGTCCACGACGAAATGCCGAACGTCGTACCTGCGGCGGGCGTAGGTCCACACCTCCAGCAGGCGATCCACCTCGAGGGTGCCGACGTGGTCGAGGAACCACAGCCCCTCGCCGAGCTGGCGGATTGTCTCGCGGACCATCGGCTCGTCGAGCTGGTGGCTGCCGGCCGTCTGCATGACCAGCCAGCGGCTGTACCTCGGGACCGGAAGCTCGAGCGTCGCGATGCAGACGCGCTCGCCGGCGTGCACGATGATGTTACTCGCCACCTGCCCGAGGACGGTCGACTTGCCGCTTCCGTTCGCTCCGGTCCAGACCGTCAGCTCACCGGCGCGGAAGCCTCGCAGGATCCCGTCGAGGCCGCGCAGCCCCGAGGACGTGCCGACGAGCTTGCCCTCGTCCAGGAACGCTGCCACGATCGCGTCCTCGCAGTCGAGGATGCTCACGAGGGCGTCAGGGGTGGTCACCGTGGCGTTCGTCAGCGCGTGGTAGATGTCCGACCGAGAGACCCCGGCCACGAGGCACTCGTTCAGGTCCTTCATCGGCCACTTCGCGACCGCGGTGCGCCAGTGTCCGATGCGCTTCGCCAGCTCGACGGCGCACTTGCGTCCGGCCTCGTCGTCGTCCAGGCCGATGACGATCTCAGCGAACCGGTCGAGCCACGGGAGCCATTCTT